AACGCATCTTTTCCGAGTATCGCGCAAACCGGGTCACGGTTGACTTCGTGTCAAAGGAAGGCGCGGAGTACGACTCCCTAGCCGATGCGTGTGATGACCTATACCGGGCAGACGAGCAGGATTCGAGCGCCGAGGAAGCCTACGACAACGCTTTCGAGGAGTCCGTCGGCGGCGGTATCGGCGCGTGGCGCTTGCGAGCGGTGTACGAGAGCGAAGAGGACGACGAGGACGAGCGGCAGCGCATCAAGATCGAGCCGATCTTTGACGCGGATTCGTCTGTCTTTTTCGACCTGCAGGCCAAGCGCCAAGACAAGGGCGACGCCAAGCGGTGCTTCGTGCTTACGAGCATGACGCACGATGCCTATATCGAGGCATGGGGCGATGACCCGTCTAGCTGGCCGAAGGAAATCCACCAGCACGAATTCGACTGGGCGACGCCGGATGTCGTCTACGTGGCCGAGTATTACCGCGTCGAGGAGCGGTCAGAGACGGTCCGCATCTACCAGGGCCTGGACGGCGAGGAAGAGCGGTACCGCGAGAGCGAGCTAGACGACGAGACAATCGCCCAGCTTGAGGCCATTGGCTCGCGCCAGGTGGGCGAGAAGCGCATCAAGGTGCGCAAGGTGCGCAAATACATCCTGAGCGGGTCCAAGGTGCTGGAGGACTGCGGATACGTCGCCGGCCGGCATATCCCCATCATCGTCACCTATGGCAAGCGGTGGTTCGTGGACAACATCGAGAGGTGTATGGGCCACGTCAGGCTCGCAAAGGACGCGCAGCGTCTGGCGAACATGCAGCGCAGCAAGTTGGCAGAAATCAGCGCGCTATCCAGCGTTGAGAAGCCGATTCTGTTGCCCGAGCAGATCGCCGGCCACCAGATGATGTGGGCAGAGGACAACGTCAAGCAGTACCCGTATCTGCTCATCAATCCCCTGACCGGCCCGGATGGCTCACAGCAGCCCGGCGGGCCTGTTGCCTACACCAAGAGCCCGCAAATCCCGCCCGCGATGGCCGCCCTGCTGCAGATCGTGGAGCAGGACATCAAGGATGTACTCGGCAACCAAGAGCAAGGCGACAAGATCGTCGCCAATGTGTCGGGTAAGGCCGTTGAGATGGTGCAGCAGCGGCTGGACATGCAGACGTACATCTACATGTCCAACTTCGCCAAAGCCATCCGCCGATGCGGCGAGGTGTGGCTAGGCATGGCCCGCGAGCTTTACGTCGAGCCCGGCCGAAAGATGAAGGGCATCGGCGCGCAGGGCCAGGCCAGCACGGTCGAACTCATGCGCCCCATCGTGGGCGAAGAGGGCGAGATTGAATACGAGAATGACCTGTCCGAGGCGCAATACGACGTCGCGGTGGAGGTCGGCCCCAGCAGCAGCAGCAAACGCGCGGCTACAGTCAGGGCGCTGACGCAGATGATGGCGCTGTCGCAAGACCCCGAGACGCAGAAGATTCTGCAGGCTGCGGCGCTGATGAACATGGAAGGCCAAGGGTTGCAGGACATCAACGAGCACTTCCGCAAACAACTGGTGATGCTGGGCGTGCTCAAGCCCACGGACGCAGAGGCCGAGGCCATGCAACAGGCTAAGGCGCAGCCTGACCCGAACGCGGAACTGATGCGCGCCGCAGCTACCGAGGCGATGGCGAAGGCCGAAAAGGCGCAGTCTGACGCGCGCCTGTCTGATGCAAGGGCCGCGCAGACCCTTAGCGAAATCGGCGTCAAGTGATGCCACGGCAACCGCGCAGCCGTCAATGCGCGAGAGGAAACCCATGCAAGACGTAGACACGCCCACTGAAGAGGAAATCGAGACGCCTGAGGCTGTAGAACCAGCAGAGCCGGAAGCTGTAGAGCCCGAAGCGCCCGATACGCCAGCCGAGCCTGAGGAAATCACCGTCGCTATCGGTGACGAAACACCGGCCGAGGAAGAGCACGAAAAAGCCCCAGAGTGGGTGCGCGACCTTCGCAAACAACACCGCGAGCTACAGCGCAAGGTGCGCGAGTACGAGGCCCGCGAACAGGTAGCTCCGAAGCCGCAGGCCCTCGGGCCTAAGCCGACGCTTGAGCAGCACGACTACGACACCGAACGCTATGAGCGATCCCTAGAAGCGTGGTATCGCCAGCGCGACGAGCACTCGAAGATTGAGGCTCAGGCTAAGGCCCAGGCGGAAGAGGCCGAGCGGGCGTGGAAAAGCCGGCTAGACACCTACGGCAAGGCCAAGGCCGACCTGAAGGTGCGGGACTTCGACGACGCCGAGGCGGTGGTCTTGGAGGCGTTCAACCAAACGCAGCAGGGCGTCATGCTGCATGGTGCGGATAACCCTGCCATGGTGGTCTACGCCCTCGGGAAGAATCCGAAGAAGGCCAAGGAACTGGCAGCTATCGCAGACCCTGTGCGGTTTGCGTTCGCCGTTGCGAAACTGGAGTCTCAATTGAAGATCGTCCCCCGCGCGAAACCCCCGGCCCCCGAGCGTTCCGTTCCAGTTGGCACTGCTCCCGTCAGCGGTACCGCCGATGCCACGCTGGAGCGGCTGCGCGAACAGGCTGCAAAGACCGGCGACATGACGCAAGTGATCCGCTACAAGCAGCAGCTTAAGGCCAAGAAACGCTAGGTATTGCAACGCGGGCCGGATGGTGTATATTCGGCCCGTCTGCATGGTTTCGCCAGCCACAAATGGCAGAGCAGACCTGTAGAGCGGCCACGCGGCTCTGATGCGTGAGTAACTGAAGGCAACCCGCTAGGCGGGGTCATCCGTAACTCATCAAGGGGCCAACAATGTCTAACTCGTTTTCCAAGGAAGAGCGCATCGCTTTCGAGAACCTGCTCGAAGGCTTTCAAGATGCGCTGGTGCTGTCTCGCAACGTCGCGGTTTTCAACACCGATCAGACGATGATGGAGCGCACGAACAACATCCTCTGGCGTCCGCAGCCTTACATCTCGGTGTCCTACAGCGGCACTGACATGACGGCGAACTTCGACGCCTACACCCAGCTTACCGTGCCGGCCACCATCGGCTTCGGGCGCTCGGTGCCGTGGGTCATGACCGCGACTGAACTGCGCGACTCTCTGCAAGAGGGCCGGCTCGGTGACGCTGCGAAGCAAAAGCTCGCCAGCGACATCAACGTGTCGGTGATGAACGTCGCCGCCCTGCAGGGAACGATCTTCGTGAAGCGCACCGCCGCTGCCTCGGGCTTCGACGACGTGGCAGAAATCGAAGCGGCCATGAACGAGCGTGGCGTTCAGCAGGACAGCCGATACCTGGCGCTTTCGACCCGCGACTACAACGGCATGGCGTCTGACCTGGCGAAGAGCACCCGCAGCTTCGGCAACGACATTAGCGACAGCGCCCTGCGCCGTGCGTTCGTGGGGCAGATTGCCTCGTTCGAGACGTACAAGATGGACTACGGTCTGCGCAAGGCTGCGGCTGCTGGTGGCGCTGGCGTGCAAATGAGCACGCTCACCGCTGCGGGTAACTACTGGGTTCCGAAGGCGACCACGGTTTCCGCTACCGGCGAAACGTCCAACGTGGATAACCGTTACCAGACCATCACGGTCAACGGTACGGCCAACATCCAGCCGGGAGATGCCTTCACCATCGGCAACGTGTTCCAGGTGCACCTGATCACGAAGCAGAGCACGGGCATCCTGAAGCCGTTCCGAGTCGTGGCAGTGCCGAGCGGCACGACCCTCGTCATCAGCCCGCCGATCATCTCCAACCAGGGCGGATCGGATGCTGAAGCGCAGTACCAAAACTGCGTCGTGACGACCCAGAGCGCAACGGCGCCCATCACGTTCCTGAACACCGCTGCGGGCTTCATGAACCCATTCTGGCACAAGGACGCCATCGAGTTGCTGCCGGGCCGCTATGCGGTGCCGAGCGATGCTGGCGCCGCTGTGATGCGTGCTTCGACGGACCAGGGCATTGAACTGGTGATGACGAAGCAGTACGACATCAACACGATGCGCACGAAGTACCGGCTTGACACGCTCTACGGCGTGGTGAACAAGCAGCCGGAAATGACCGGCATCGTGATGTTCGCGCAGCCCTGATCACGAAAGGACACGATCATGTCGAATGTGGTTCTCGCTAACGGGCTCGCGCTCGTCACCGTCCCTGCAAATGAATCCGTGGCGGTTTTCTGCCAAGGTCAGGCGCAGGTTTCCCGAGTCCTCGGGTTCCCGAACTACCCCGATCAGACCACGCTGCTGGGCACGGTCACCAGCGGGCAGGCGGTTTTCGGACCGTATGCGTCGGGTGCGACCATCACCATCGCGTCGGTCGGCGGTTTCCCTGTGTTCTACGAAGTCGGGACTTCGCCTGCTGTGCAGCAAGGCCGCCTGAATTCGCAGTTCCAGGATGCCCAGACCAACATCGCCGACGGTGGCTCGATGGCGTTCACCCCGGCCAGCCTGCTGTCGGGAATCGTGACGGCGACCCCGACGGCGGCGCGTAACATCCAGCTTCCGCTGGGTGCGACGATGGATCTTGCCAGCGAGTTCGCTGTCAACGACTCCATTGACTGGTCGCTGATCACCTTGGCCGCGTTCGCCCTGACCGTGACGCAAAACTCCCCGAGCCATACGCTCGTGGGTTCTGGCGCCACGGCGGCAACGTCTGGTTCTGCCGCGCGGTTCCGCACC